AGGTAGAGAGAAAGACCGCCCCCCCTCCCCCCGAAACCCCTTGTTGTAAATAAACCACATGAGCGCATTTTGTGGCAAGGTGTGTTGTATCCGCGCAACGTTGCTTTTTGATAGATGTTTGACACACACAAATTAAACTAGTTATAACTAACTGTCATTAATGGTGTTATGTATCAACCATAATGTAACATCCTGGTATTTATTCCATGATTAAAAAAGTGTTTGACATATAGATATCTTTATGGTTATAATTACATAACGGCGCACGGCCGCCGCATTTTATAAACTAAAAAAGGTAAACAAAATGAATACAATCTTACTTAATAAACTAAAACAATCTGGCGAGGTGTACTTTAAACTTAAGCCAGATTCAAAGGCGGTTTATATTATCAATCATTATAATCAAGAGGATAAAACTTACAGTATTAGTCCATGCGATGATATAAACAAGGAACGCTTTATCAAATCAAATAAGCCCGTTTTTATCGGGTTTGAATATTAATCATTTATAAACCATGAAAGGTAAAAACAATGAAACTACTATCAATAGATACTAATGCTAAAACATCAAAGAATACTCAGTTTGGATATTTAACTGGTATTTTATACCTTGCCCCATATAAGCTATCAGGCGTTAACTTATGCCCAATGGCCGAAAAGGCGGGATGTATCGAGGGCTGTTTAAATACAGCGGGGCGCGGTGTATTTAATAACGTACAAGAGGCTAGATTAAAGCGCACAAAGTTATTCTTAAATGATAGACCCGCTTTTTTACAGTTTCTTATTAATGATATTAAAGCGCTAGTTAAAAAGGCGGACAAATTAGGAATTAAAGCCGCCGTTAGATTAAATGGTACTAGCGATATTCAATGGGAAAAGATTAAATTTGCGCGGTGTTTTGATATGTACAGTACACCAAAGACTGTAACGATCTTTGATCTATTCCCGAATGTTCAATTCTATGATTATACTAAAATTCCAAATAGATCCAATTTGCCTAGTAATTATGATCTTACTTTTAGTTATTCAGGCGCGGTTGGGTTTGACAAGTACAATCAACGCGCAATAAATAACGGTGTACGTATTGCGGCCGTGTTTGATAAAGCTGAAAATATCCCGCTTACTTTCCATAAGCGTAAAGTATTTGATGGCGATAAACATGATCTTACATTCTTAAACCCTAAAAATGCTGTATTAGGCCTATATGCAAAAGGCAAGGCGCGAAAAGATACAAGCGGTTTCGTTATTCAAGGGGGTCAATCATGAAACAACAATACATAGCTATAGGAATATCACAATATAAAGATACCAGGGATCAAGTAAGGGCTTTTTATATTGATACCAATGGAATTGATGCACGTAATTACATCATCAACCATTTTGATCAAAGTTTAGAATGGACGTTTACAGAGTCAAACAATTATATTAAATAGTGATAACCGATAACATCTTACGGGGTGTTATCTGATTATCATTTTGATAGTCATTTTATAAACTATGAAAGGTATATTATGAAAATTGAATTATGCAAACGTTGTCATTCTAAAGTTATCAAAACGCCTAAGATTGTGACAAAAGGTTATTATGCATTTTGTAAAAATCATTATGAGGATCTTGATAAATGTGAAACTTATATTAAACCAAAAAAAGGGGCTTTATTATGAATTCAACCCAATCCATTGCGGACAAGCTAACAAAAGAAAAGCAATTAAACCAAATAGCTTATTATATGGCTTATTGCAATTCTGATATGTTTGATAACCTAGCTAAAAAAAGACGCCTTAAAAACACCATTATGGACGTTTTAGGGGGGTTTATTTTGTTTTCAGTCTTAGGCATTGGATCTTATTATATTTTAAACATAACCATATAAAAGGGGGTTTAAATGGAAAATGAAAACGAAAGTTTTTGCGGCTTTTCATCGGGTCAAGATTGGCTCGATGATCTGGCCATTGAATCATACTTACTCAATAAGGTCGAGATACCAAAAAGTAAAGAGGGGGCGTTATGAAAAAGCCAGGCATTTATATCATTCTCGGGGCCGTTATTGGCGCGGGAATCTATGATCTTGCAATAAACTTACGGATATCTTATAATAGGGATACCCCTGAAGTCTATTGTAAAGAGGGGGCATTGTTTGAACAAGTACATAGAGATACCAAAATACTTGTAAAGACAAAACAAGAATGTTTAACAGAAACCATGAAAGGTAAACACGATGACAAAACAAGAAGAGAAAACTCTACTCAAAACTAAGGTCAGACAACTCATTAACTATGTCTTTGAACTCGAAAGACGTGGTGAGATTTCAATGGATGACTGGTTTTCAATGGTCAATGATCTTGACAATTTCTTAGAACTACTGAACGAAAGGGAACACAATGGTCGGTAAAGTTACACCGAACGACCAGTTATCCGCTTCTGAAGTGCCTGTATTAATGGGTGCTTCAAGGTTTATGACGGTCAACGAACTACTAAAACAAAAGATGGATGTTATCTCAGGCATTGAGCCACCATTCAGAGAGAATGAATCAATGTTCTGGGGCAATACGCTTGAGACCACCATCTTGAATGAATCATGTGCTAGGTTAGGTCTTGGCAATCCTAAAACAACACATACAAAACCATACTTTCATAAGTCAATACCGATTGCATGTAGTCTTGATGGCACTGTAACAGGTGATAATCAAACGATCATGACGGATATTGAAAAAGGCATTGTGTGTGTCAATGGGGACGAGATACGCCTGGATGGAATGGGTGTAGTCGAAGCCAAACTCACTGCGCATGAAGTCGAGTCAGCAACAGAACTCCCACTGTATCGTGGGCCATTGCAATTGCAAATGCAGATGGACATCACAGGTGCAAAGTGGGGTGCAGTGTGTGTCTTGTATAAAGGCACCACTCTAAAAACTTTTGTATACCAACGCGATGAAGAAGTGATTGCTAAGATTCATGAAGCTGTCATTGATTTTCAACGACGCCTGGACAAATACAAAACCAACGATGAGGTGGAATGGTATGACATGGAAACGACCAAGGAAGCCGCATCCATCTTTGATGAAGCTGAAAAGGAAACGATTGTACTTGATGATGTAGAAGAAGATGTGAATAAAATCATAGAGTTACGTCAGATCCATGCAGACATAGAAGAGCAAATACAAAATCATGAACTCAAAATCATGGATCGTATGCGCGACAATATGTATGCCATTTCAGGTCAATATAAAATCTCATGGCCAATGATCAGTTATAAAGCAACACCTGAAAAGATCGTTCCAGCCAAGCCAGCGCGAACTGTGCGCCAATCTAAATTACGTATAAGGAGTGTAGACAATGGATGATTTACAGTACCTCTATGAAACGGTAGTACGTGAAGAGGAATATGAGCAAGATAAAAAAGATGATGAGATGTTTCTAACAATCATCAAGCGTCGCATCGTTGATAAACGTAGACGTAACCAATTAATATTAACTTACTTTGGAGATAATTATGACAGAGAAAATTTCGGTGACTGCTAAGTCATTTGTAGAAGCGCAAAGAGAGTTTGCACCCGCACTCAAGACATCAACCAATCCACACTTTAAATCAAAGTATGTGGATTTAGCGGGATGTGTTGAAGCGGTACTCGATGCATTGAATAATCATGGGTTTGCCTTGATACAAAAGACTCATGACTGTGAGAATGGTGTGAAAGTAGAAACCATATTCATGCATGAAAGTGGTGAGCAAATCAGTGGTGGCACAATTCACGTCCCCGCTGATAAACAGAATGCACAAGGCTATGGATCAGCCTTAACCTATGCAAGACGTTACTCATTAATGGCTGCTTGTGGTATTGCACCTGAGGATGATGATGGCAACCAAGCCACACAATCAATGGCAAACAAACTACCACCATCAAAGGTACCTGAAGTAAAAAAGTTTTAAGCCTCAATCTACCTGGCAAGGAACCGATTGAGGTTAAAGACAAGGATGCCATGAAGAAGACTATGATTGAGATGTCACACAGAATCGGTGATAGTCAACTGCCGCCTGAAGCAAAAGCAAAGAAGTTAACTGAATTCTTTGAGTTAAATAAGATGGAACTCAGTGCATTAGGCCCTGATACATTCATGGATATTAAGAATGCGATCAGTGACATACTGAGAAAAATAAGCCAGGAGTAGTCATGAACGTTACTAAAGACCCATTATATGAAAGGTTATTTGATCGCAGTTTTGCTGATGATGATTGGCGCGGAAGATTATTGATTGGCATTTTAGAGAATGCCTTGCATGACTTCTTAGGTTATCGATCACCGAAGTTATTAGTCGATCAAGCAGCACACTTTATCTATGATGACAATGTGATGTTTGAATTATGCATGGATGTACTCGGCATGGATAAAGATATATTTAGGGAGCGTATTGCTCAGATGAAGATGAGAAGCGAACGCTTAAGAAGAACCAGTGAAGGAAGTGGAGGTAATCATGTCAAAAAATGATGTGTTAGTCATTATCATTATCCTGGCATTAGTCGGTTTCTCACATTACATTGGAGCGTGTGAAACCAAAAGAGTTTATCTACCCGACGGAACGATGCAAATCTGTCGAGTATGTAAAGATGTAGTAATTTGTAATTAACTTTAAGGAAAACATAATGAAACAAGTAAATCAAGTTTATAAAACCAATGATTACGGTATGTTTAAATACATTAACGGGAATCGTAACATCAATAAAAGTAATTTAAAGAGACTGATTAAGTCTATGAAAGAAAGGTACATCCCTGTGCCGATCATTGTCAATGAGAAGCATGAGATCATTGATGGTCAACATCGCTTTGAAGCGGCAAACTTTCTGGGCTTTGATGTACACTTTATCAAGATCAATAAGTTAGCATTAGATGAGGTGCGCAGACTGAACGAGAACATGGCCAACTGGAACAATGGCAATAGACTACATTCATTCTGTGCGCTAGGCCATCCAGAATACATTAAGTTTAAACAGTTCATGCAAGAGACTGGATACAACTACAGTGCATGTATTGCATTGCTTGGTGGTAGTCCAACCCGATCAGGTGAATTAGGTAGGCAGTTTAAGTTTGGTACATTCAAGATCAAGAATTATAATCAAGCTTTAGAACATGCAAGACAGCTCGATCAGATTGGGCAGTACTATCCAAACTATAAGAAGAGTCACTTACTCAATTGTATGATTAAACTATTCCATCATCCAGACTACAACCATAGTCGCATGATGCAGAAGTTAAAAGTACAATCTCATGTGTTGCCGCAGAGTGGAGGGGAAGATACTTTCAGGAATGCAATCAGAGATATTTATAACTTCAAAGTATCTAAGGCACAGAAGGTAGGATTCTTTTAACAAAGAAGGGGCGCAAGCCCCTTTCTTTTTATACCTAAACAATAATTACTTATTGCATACGTACATTGTAACTTCAAAACCGAAACGCATTTCAGTTGCTGTTGGTTTAGTCCACATAATAGTCTCCTAGTTAATTGAGATTATAGTATGGCAGATATACATGTAATACAGGTATGACAAATACATGAATAAAGGATAAGGAAAAGTATGAATGATTTTTTAACTGAAGGTAAGAAAGTGGAACAAGCATTTGCTGATGCTGAATTAAATGATGTGGTCTGGGCCACCAAAGAACAAGACATGTATGAGCATTGGGATGTGCAAGGCATCTGTGATTGGATTGATAGCCAGCCACTCAAGTTTGATGTGAAAGGTATGAAGAAATTAAATAGACATGATACTCATACCATTCAACAATACACATGGATTGAAAGTAAGAATGTGCATGGCAATCCTGGATGGATTAAAGGCCTTGCAGATTACATTGTATTTGAACGAGAAGATGCATGGGTCATTGCAAACAGAGAAGAACTACGTATATTGGTCAATGAGAAAGTCAAGGAAAAAAATTACAGCAAAGGAAAAGGTGTGTATCAGCTGTATACTCGGGATGGAAGACAAGATTTACTGACATTGGTACCTTTTAAAGACATTATTGCACTAGAATCTACCTGGAATATGCCTAAATCGTTATAAAGCTATGCAGAAAGAGCGTAGTTAAACGATCGTTATTTTATGATAGGTTACCCTAGGCTGACATGA